AGCAGTATGCTAAGCCCTAATAACATCTGACTTGCTAAGTACAACAAACAGCAAGTACAGAATACAGGGAACTTCAGTATGTTTATTAGTGTCTTCATCTCTGATGCTTCACTACGTTAAAAATAGGGCGTTGTTCTTTGCACTTGTCACATTCACGATACCCACGACTTTGATACACTCTCCAATGGTCATGCTTGCAGTTAACTACACTATGCGTAGGTGTTACTGCTTCTACCTTTTTAACTTTGTCCATATAATCCTCATACATAAACCAATCAATCCTACATAAGCAACAAGTGCCACCCAATCATCTAAGGTCATCGTCATCCCCTTTAGTGTACTCAATCATAAAACAGACCATAGTAATTCCAATTACAGTCCAATACGTTATCTCAGCCATCTAACACCTCTTGTTCTTCCATCGCTCTGAGCATCAGCTTGAGTTGCTGTATCTCTGCGAGGATTTTAAGTTTAACTTTCTTTAATTCTTTCTTGTTCTTTTGTGCCATCTCAAGGCGTTTATACACTTCATTCTTTGTCATCTTCGTCTCCTAACAATCAGCTATACTTCTACCCCAGCCGCCTTCTGCCGCTAGTGGTATACCTTGCATCCACTCTGGTGGTCTGCACATCTCTTCAATTAAAAAGTCTAAGGTTTCCTGCGCCTCATCCTCTGGCACAACTATATACAGCGCGTCATGAATAGACAGCGCGATTTGATACCTCTTAGCTATGCGAACCATAGCCTCTGACATGATGCATCGTGCCGTACCTTGCACCAGATTGTTTGTTAACTTACCGCCGTAAAGTCTATCATATCCATTGCGCAGTTTATACTTGTAACCCTTCTCGCCAGACGATTCGTCTATCACATTCTCAAGCTGTGGGTACTGCATATACAGACCAGACGGGAACTTCACACCACGCTTACCGTCCACTACATACAAACCGTTGCGACCAAATGTAAACGTACCATCGTCAGCGATTGCCTTAATAGCACTACTACACGTCTTCCAAAACGCTGTCACCCCTGTGTATGTATTGCGGTAGAGGTCAACGATGCGCTTCGCTTCCATCTCACCTAAGTCAGTGCCTGACCCAGACTTCACAGCATCTCGTAGCTTCGCCGCACCGACACCAAAGATAAGACCTAGCTGAGATGTCTTACCGATAAACCGCTGTGCCTTAGTTACCTCCTCGTATGGCACGTTAAACGCAAGGGATGCAAACTCTTTATATAAATCCCGACCATCACCTAGTGACTTGAGAGCCTCCATCTCATCACACACCCAAAGACCCACACGTAGTTCAATGTTAGATAAGTCAGCCCCTACTACGACCATACCATCAGGTGCAACAATAGACTTCTTAAGTGTGCTATCTCTAGGCAAGTTCTGAAAGTTTACTTTCTGTCCACCACCTGCTGACCACCTGCCTGTTGCCGCACCATAATAGTTTAGCGGTATGGGTAAGTAATTAGTTCGTTTAGCGATTCCAATAAAGCGTTCAGTCCGTGTTTCTTCGATTGTACTCTTAACACCAAGCCGCGTTGCGACCAGTACCTGCACATCTGGGTTCTCATGTTCGAGTAAGTCTTTGAGTCCGTCATCAGTCTTTGCGAAGGCATACGTTAGTTTTCCTGTAGTAGGTGATACTTTCATTGGTACATCAACCCCGTAGCTCTCAAGCAGTGCCGCGAACTTAGGGTTACTCATCAACTCTTTCTTATCGGCAACCACTCGACTCAGTAAGTCTTCCTTCTTTGTGCGTACTTCATGCAGGTAGGACTCCAGCATAGGCAGGTCGATAGTTAGCGTAGGGTTTGTTGCCATCTTAATAGTGATATCAATTAGCGATAGCTCCTGTGTGTTGAAGTGCGGCATCAGTGCATGGAATAGCTTATACGTAACCTCCACATCGTTCACACAGTATTCACCATACCTTGCAAGCTCTTCCTCAGTAAAGTCTTTGAGGTGTTTACCCAATGCGTTTACTACCTCCGTACCCTTCACCCCTAGTTCATAATACTCTACTAGTTTAGCTAGGCTACCGCCTACTGATATGCCATGTATTGCACGAGCCATAGACAGGGTGTCTATGTACCTCTTAGCCGTGATACCAAAATACTCTGATAGAATCGTTGCATCAAAGAATGTGTTATGGCACAGCAGTATCTGATTAGGTATATCGTATAAGTCTAGGTACGCCTTAAGCTCCTCCTTAGTTCCTGTGTAAAAGATAGTAGGCTTATCGTCTACCTTGATGCCTACACCAATCACCTCAAACTCATCACCGTTTACATACTCTTCAGTGGTTAGCTTGGATAAGCTGTAGGTCTTGCTGTAATACGTTTCCATATCTAGCGTAATCATTTCGCCACCATGTTACCTTGCACATCGCGGGTTAACTCATATACCCCATACATCTTACCGTCTCGTAGCATGAACTCACCGATGTTTGTCTTAATGATTTCATGGTAGTGTCTGTGCAATGCGCAGACTGTGAGTGTACCTGCTAGTGTACCTGCTAAAAAGATTGCCACTGCAACCCAAATAAAGATTTCATCTTTCATATCAATCACCACAATTTTTTAGGACGCCCACGAGGGGACAAATAAGTATTTACCAGCGATAACGCTTTTTCTAAATCGTCTAGTGCCCATAAGAACGATGTCTTACCTTCAGTGCTAATACCGACAGGCGACACGTTGAGAGCGATTAACTTCCTTCTGAGCGTAGCCTGTGACATACCTGTCTTTTCTCGGAACTGTTTAATCGTCATGGTTTTCATAATCCCACCATCCGATGTTTGATTCTGTCTTTAGCTATGTTTAAGTTATCTACGCTCCACACGTAGCTCGGTCTTCTTCTGCTTACCTGCACTGACCCACACGGTGGGAAGTCTAACTTCTCTAAATGAAACAGCAAAGTTGTCTTCGCTATCTTATGCAACTCACAGTATTCTTTAAGCGTCATCTCTGTCATTGCACCACCCCCGTAGCTGAGTCATTGCAGACAGCGGTTATGATACGAGTCGGTCTTTTGCTCATCTGATATGCACCGATAGCCATACCCCATTCCTCCTTAGCATTGTTGCAAGCCGTCAGGCTGTCGTAAGGAATTACACTCGTAGTGTAGGCTATACGTTCCACTTGCGTGGTTCTGCCTTTCTTGTCGATGTTGGTATCGACAGTTAAAAAACTTAATGTAAGTACAAGTGATGCGCTCATGTGTTCTCTCCTATGCTTTAAAGACAGCTTGTTTTAGTTCGGGGTGTTTGTTCTTCATCTCTTCCATGTACTCTCTAATCAGAGGGACGACTTCAGACAATAGTTTTTCTTGATGGTCATCCTCAATCATTAGAATCAATACAGCAATCCCTTTGTGCAATGTAAATGCTAGGTCTGCCATATCCATAGGTGACCCTGCCGCACCCCTAATAAGTTTGTTTATGGTTTTGATGTACTCGTCTTCTTTGCTCATCGTTTTGACTCCAATACAGCTTTACGTAGCATCTTACGTAGTCTTGTGTTCTCAGTCTGCGTTGCACTCTGCATAGCCGCTAATACTAAGAATAAAAATAGCATCAGTAGGTACGCTACGTTTGACTCATCGAGCCATGTTAAATATTCAATTAGCTTTTCCATTTTGTTTCTCCAAGTATTGTTTTAAGTTAGTTTTTTCTACCAGTGATTGCACTTGCTCTGGTGTTAACCAGTGATACGGTCTGCGTGCTGTTGGGTAATCTTCTGGGTCATAGTCTGCATCCCAGCTTGCGTCACTATCTGCGTCTCTCATACGCGTTCTCCAATAAATTTTTTAAAAAGAAAATGTTGTCGGCGTTAACGAGGACACCTGTTCCCTCTGCCTTCTCGATGTTATCAAGCTCGCGTTGTTGCAGAGCTGTGGGTTGCTTGCTTTCTGCCTTACACTCTATGCCAACGAAATGCCCACCGATACACGCAATCACATCGGGTATACCAGTGCGACCATAACCGTTAGCCGCAGGGAAGAAGTAATACGCACCCATCTCATCAAGCACTTTGCGTACTTGGTCTTTAATCTCACCTTCAGGCGTCTTTGCCATCACATAGCTCCTTAATTATTCTGTTCACTACTACCGTTTTAGTCTGCCCATTAAGTGAGCCAAACCATATCATATGCACTGGGCAGTTGGGGTCACCGTTCCATACCTTAAGTGTTAACCTATCTATAAACTGCATAGTAAGCCCTGCACTACTAAGCCTATTTACAGCATCCTCCACAACATTAGACGCATCACTACGAATTTCTACAATCTTAATCATATCGACCTCTTGCTACTTAAATTATTTATGCTAGAGTATTCACACATATCTCTACCTATCCTAGAGTCTTGTGCTTCATGTGTTACTCCTCTCTTAGGGATTCCGTACTTGCGTACGGAATCTTCTTTTTACGTCTCACACACTAAAAATATACCGTCACCCCTATTCACACCGACACCCCCTACAATCTCACCAACAGGCGCAACTTGCAGTAAAGCTATGTTATCGGGTACAGGCGGGGTTAATTCGCTAACCTCCTCAAACTGTATTTCTTTCATCTCCCTAGTAGGGAGAGCGTCATCTAATGGTACAGCAGTTTTCTTACCTAAGTCTACTAATAACGTCAATTATCCCTCCTCACAAATGTAGCATACCTCAGCCCCCAGTTTAATGCCTATGCTTTCTATGTACTCGTTAAAAGGAGCAATTTGTAATACTGATACTCTTTCTTGAATGTATTTAGGTAGTAGCAGTATATGAGTGCGCTCACCTCTCTCCCCAAAATACTTAATGTATCTTGAATCGGGTTCTGGGTTTTTTATAGTGCTATGCACTAATGCTACAGGATATTCATTACACACCCCCTTAACTGTACACTCCCCCGTTTCTTTATCTAACCATTTAAACGCTATCACTACTCCTCCTCAATATAGTACGCACCATTAATACTTTTACCTCCTGTACCTTCAAGCCACTCACCTACCTCACCTACTTTAAGTAAGCTCACCTTCTCCTGTATATGCATAGGCAGGGACTTAAAGCGTATGATTTCTGAGGGTGCTTTATTTGCTTGCATTACGCCCGTTGTAAACTCTTGGCTAAGTGGACTTGATGTATATAGCATATACCCGTTTGATGCTTTGGCTACTTTACGAGCTATGCTCCCCTCTGGTATTCCATAATGCTCAGTAGGAAATATTTCTTTTACTACCTGCACAATATTTTTACCGTCAAAGAATCTAATTCTAATCACTACTCCTCCTCATATATAAAGAACTGACAAGTATCGTTGTTGTATCTAATTACTTTACCTACCCCACTCACCCATTCATCCGATGGGGCTAACTTCAACAGGCAGTATCTTTTGTATACTAATGGAAGCAGGTCATCTTGTAGGTTGTTGTCTAGTGTACATAGGTATCTTTGTTTAGACATTGGCTCATCGTGAACTGTTGGGTTATGGGGTTCTGGATTATAGGGAGTTATCAGCCACCCATCCTCAGATATTTTTTGCTGTAACCTAATCATAATCAGTCCAACCTAATCACACTGCCAAACGGTGGCACAACATCATTGCCGCCAACAATAACCCATATCACAGGATAGGTGGGATGCTCTCTAGGAAAGCCTGTGTAGCCGTCAGTAATAATAATCGTACACTCTGGCTTGAGCTTGTTGTCATCTATATACTGCATCACACAGCCTACGTCTGTACCACCACCGCCAGCAGGTTTAGTAGAGTTAACTAGACCCGCGTAGTTATCCTCGCGATACTGTTCATGAGATGCAACATCTGTATCCCAGTAGAGAAGGTCAACCTTCTCTGGAGTTGTATTGTCGCATATAGCTACCACCTCACTCAAGGCTTTGGCAATCGCCTCGTCATCAATAGAACCCGATGTATCAATTGCTACACACATAGACCCTACTGTCTCACTAATCTGACTTGGCATATAGATATCTTGAGAAAGCCAGCGTCTGCTTGGCTTTGCCCATGTGCTATCGCCTTTGCCAGCGCAAGTTGCTGATACGAACTCACGCAGTTGCTCACGCCAGTCTACTTTCGATTCCATCAGAGCCTCGAAGTTGCGGTCAATATCACCGCCTTGTTTGCCAGCCAGCAGTGCGCCAGTGCGGACTGCGCTATCGATTTCACGAGATAACTGTTCCCTCTCTTCGGGCGACAGCGACACGGCATCTTGCCACTGATGTTCATCTAACCCTTCGGGTAATCCTTTATCACCCTTACTCGCACGGCTTTGCTTATCGCCGTACTGCTTCTTGAGCTTGGCATATACCTCAGCGGTATTCATACCGCGATACTGCTCATCGATACACCCACACTCGGGCAACTTAATAAAGCTACCCCCTCTATCAATGTCTAATATCTCAAGGTTAATCACAAAGTCGCACGCTATACCTGCAAGCTCATGGTCTTCCTCGAATAGTTTCTGCCAGATAAAGAAGTGCTGGTAGAGTTTGTGCTTGGCTTCATGCAACACAAGACCGCGTATCTCTTGGTCAGTTAAGCTGTCAATAAACGCACGACCATAAAACACATCACATCCATTGGTAGCGGCTGTGTCTATGTCATCGGTAATGACTGCTTTGCCCACCATGATAATGCCAGAGTAGGCTAAGGTGCGGGTGTCTTGCATCAACGCAATGTGCGCTTTGAGTATGCGGTCTTCTGCTTTCATGTTGCTCTCCTAGAATAAGTAGCCGTTAGTTACACACCACGAGGTGAATGATTTGTTGCGTACTGCGATGTCACGCTTAGGTGACTTACCGCTCATAATGGACATAGCAAACATAGCTTGTGCTTCACGGGTCATACGACCTAAGTACGTCATCCAAGAGTCGAACGTATCTATCTCTACGTTATGCAAAGCCTTAGAGACTATGAGGCAGACTGATGCGCCGTTAGTTGGTACTTGTGTAGTAGTTGGCTCAGATACAATCTCACGCCATGCGGGCATGGTGTTATCCAGTTTTAATACGTTCATCATATCCATAGTCGCACGCTCACCAATCACACCAATAAGCGCATGGTATAGCACGTCTTCTGGTAGGTGACGGCAACGCTTGAGGATATTACTTGCCGCCTCCATACTTCTAGGTGTAACAAAAGCCGCACGTGGTACACGAGGGTCATAGATGTACTCATTCTGAGCTGGTTTCTCATAGTCCTCGAATGACGCGAACATCGCAGGGTATTCATTAGCTGTCGCAATAACCACTGGGTCAACACCTGCACCCATAGCAAAACCTAAACGCCACTCTTCGCTGGTTGGTTTGCGTACCTTAACCACGTCTACTCTATTACGTGCATGAGGTGGTAGATTGTCGCCGATACCTTCTGCTGATAGGTTAGTAGTAGCAAACACGATGCTACCCGCTGGCAAGCTGTGTGTGCCGAGCTTACGCTCGAGCATTAAACGCAAACACGCATTCATCACAGACTTACTAGCCTTGCCTATCTCATCAAGCATAATAATCACAGGCTTGTTGAGATGAAAGCCAAACTCTTCGTTGGGTATGAATGAGCAGACAGACGTACCGTCTAGCTGGCGCACCTGTGGTACAAGGAAGTCACCGACATCCTTAGTCGTGATGTCTACGTAGCACACCACATGGTCGGGGTGCTGTTGCTGTAGGGATTTAAGAATAGATGACTTGCCTATCCCCATCTCGCCCTGTACCAACACTGTGGTTGTGTCGCCGATTGCGTTGATAAGGTCGATTGCGTTTTGCATGGTGATTGAGCTGTATGGTTTCATTGTTCTTCTCCGAATGTTAATTTGATAGTGGTTGGGGTTTGTATTGTTGTCACTGGATAAAAGTCGTCATAGAAAGACTCTACATTATCTGAGTCGCCCGACTCATCGTCTATATCTCTATCGTCCTCACCCACACGGATGAAACGGTATGCACCTCCCGCCTCGATAACACCCTTGTATAACTTAGTTAGAGCTCTGACATCTTCGTACTCGTCATACCACTTTATTTCTTCCGAGTAATACATAACAGACGCATCATCCCAAGCGATACGCGAGAAGTTTTCTCTGTCATTTTTGATATGCTCATCTAGTAAACGTGGTGCTAGGTAATTGTCTAGTTGTTCTCTTGTTTCAAAATAAATAATAAAAGCCACTGTGCTACGGTATCCCATGTTATTCTCCTAGTCGTTCCACTTGTCGAGCATAGCATCGACATCTTTTTTAATTTGTACCCTCATGAAGTCACTCTGTTTAATGTCCTTTGTATCGATACCCATGATGGTATCCTCAAGACGCTGGCGCATATCCTCCAGTTGTGTGTCGTTGTTTATATTGAGGTGGCGCAGTAACTCGCACAGCTCGGACGCTGATGAATACACGCTGTCGTATATCTTACCCTTTGTACCATCGTCGTTAGTGCGCAAGCCAAAGCTCAGTTGGGTAAGCGTGTCATACAGCCTATCCCACGCATCACGATTAACCTTAGCGATGTTATATTCGTACATCTCGTCATACTGACGACGTAACTCAGCTACCTCCTCCGCTTGAATGTCAACGCGGAAGTCCCCCGATTGGGGAACAGGTATAAAGGAAATACCAAAGCTAAACTTGCTACGGACTTTATCTTCTTCGGGATACTCGTCACGGTCAAAGAGCTTACCTAACTGAAACGCGGCGGCACTAATCTTTAAGGTGTACTGAGGTAGGAACGCATCGACCTCATCCCAGAACTTGCGCTCGTAGTCACCCATCGTACGCTTGTACTCAAGGAAGTAAGCGGTGGTCAGTAGACGCTGACCGTTGTCATTCCAAGGCGATGTATACCGTGAGTGGTATGAGCGAGCCTCACCTGCAATCTTTTGTATCTTGGCAAGTGAGTCGTCACCTGCCAGCAGATTCTTGTGATAGTTACCTGCCTTTGTCATCGTACTGTTCGCTGTGTCCACATCCTGTGATACTTTCTTGTCCAGCTTACGTGCTGTCCAGATTGAGATGTTTAAAGTGCAGAGCATTGCACTGTTTGAGATTGCCATGATGTTCTCCTGTTTGATTCCGTACTTGTGTACGGATTACTTTATAATTTCGTTTATGAATGTTGTATCGTTGTGTGAGTAGCACAAACGACAGGTGTTGCATGAGCCGTGACAGTTGATGTCAGTCATATCAGAACCCCTAGCGAACGCAGTGAATACTTTGTCGAACCCTTTAGGCAGTGCGCTCACCTCACCTACTACAGGGGAGCTATAGATAAGGATTAAATTGTCAGGTTTACCTAATAGTTTAAGCACTATCTGTACAATCTTAGGTCGCTTAGTCCACAGCGTGAAGATGGTTCGCGGGTTAGCTAACGCAATGCGCAATAGGTTAATAAAGTGCATCATGTTAATGAGTTCGCCGTAACTTGCGAACCGTGCTATCTGTTCATTGATAGCGGGTATTTCTTTAGGTAATAACTCACGCTCGGATAAGAATAAGTTACGCTTGAACGCTTCTACTATGTTGGGTCGTAGCTTTTCGTATCGCTGTGCGTAGCATGACTTGCATACGCTATCTGTTTTCTGCATGGCTTGGCAGAATGGGTTTGTTGTGGTGGGTGTGTTAATGCTGATGATGCCAGCTAGTTTGCCTGAGCCCTGTGTGATGTGAACTGCGTTCATTGTTGTATCCTCATGTTTCGGTCTGTGTTTAAGGTGCATTGCACCCCGATTCAATTACTGCAATCCCTTAAGGGGATGACTCTTTACTACTGTGAAATATTATACGCCTATTGGTAGGCTGTGTCAAGTGTTTGATTTATATAGGGTTTACCAGTCTTCTATGATGGCACTTACTGTTTTTCTAAATTTGGCATAATCCTCAAATGTGTGGAGTTTCATATCGTTGTAGTAGTCAATCAATACAAATGTATTTTCAAGGTAATAGAACCTAATCTTTTTATCGACATCTGGTTTGTTTGCCATGATGTAGTCGAACTTTACACCCTGCATCAGTTGTTTTTTGTTTATTCTAATTTTCATGTGTATCTCCTGTTATGTTTTGATTCCGTACTTGTGCACGGATTAAGTGGTAGAGCCAGCAACTAAGGATTACAAACTATATAGGCGTCACTCCTCTACCCTCCAGCGTTTTAGCCCACCTCTGGATGGGGCGTTTAATTATAGCCAGTATGGACGTTCGCGGTTCGTGTACTGCAACAAGTCAGCTTTCTCTAATTGATAATACAGGCGATAACTAAATACTGCATCGTCACTTTTTAAATACTCAGGCATTGCTTGAGCTGGTGGTGTATGTAGTCCATCTGGTACGTAGTATGCAAGATATCCACGTATGGCATTGTTTTCTAGCATTGCAAAGCTCTTGTGGTCAACGCTGTGGTTGAACCTGTGTTTATACTCTTCGTTTAGTGCACGAGTTAAGTCGTAGAGCCACAGCGCGTTCTGTAGTGAGTGGCCAGCCCATAGAGTGCATGGGTGGTTTTTATGCGTTGACTTGTACGGTGTGCATTGCTCGCCGCGTGCTTCGTTAATAATGGTGCACAGCATCTGTGCACTTTCGAGTATCATTTTTACCACGTGTTTGTTGCAGTGGTATCTTGCGGCGGTTACTGGGTTGCTGTCTAGGTAAAAGATGTTCATGTTGTTTACTCCGTGATTATGTTGTTTTTGTTACTGCATTTCTCGACTTCTGGGTAATATTATACGCTAGTTTACTTCGGTTGTCAACCCCTGTATTTTTAACTGCTCAACGTCTTATCGAGGAACAGTTATCGCCTTGTTGTACTGACTTAATATTAAATTCGGAAAGTGTTTGCACACCAGCAAGTTCGATACCTCAGCAAACACAGGTTGCAAAATAAACGCCGCTTGCATCTGCTCTGTTGTCATCTTCATAGAGTTCAGTGTGCCCTGCATCCGTCCAAGTCTTACTAAATAGTACGGTGATACCAAGTCACGCAGTAGCTCTATCGACCATGCTATCTCAGCAGTCCCACCGAACGGAATGTGTTTCATATATAACGTAGTGTACGCATCCTCCGCCCCGTCGACCTTCTCGTTTGTCCACATCATCTCCATCTCTTCTCGGTTCACTTCTAAAAACGTCTTAACCTCTATCTCCCCGCACACAGGGATGTACACATGGTCTTCATCACCCTCTATATTCTCCACTGAGCTGTTCTTACTGCGTGTACACGCTATGACATTCATCTGCTCTTTAGATGCCTTAGTCCAGTTTATTGTCTTCTCTAAGCTAATGCCTAGTTCTTTGAGTGCATCTCGTGCTTTGTTATCTTTGCTCATCTCTTTATCTCCGTTATCATGATGTTACCGTTGCGTAGTGTTTGCTTGTGTCCTTTTATTCTCTTTAACTGTATGTTAAATACGGTGACTGCATCCTCCCATGTGTGGCACACGGTGGCTTTATTCCCACGCCCCATGCCATGCACCGTGTAGGTGCTACCTTCTATGCGTATGTTTCGTTCTGTGCTCACCGTCCAGCGTCTTGGCTTTGATTCCGTACTTGTGCACGGAATAGGGTTCTTGGTTGCCTGTGTTGGTATTCTTGTTAGTGTTGCCGAGTTCACTGGCTCGGGTTTTATATTCTCCCATTTATAGTTGAGTGGATTACCGTCCCTGCATGGATATGCACAGATTTTATTTGTCTTTGGGCTTATGTTGCGTATGCCATAGGGTTCGCACAGGACTTCTTCCTGTATGCGCTGGATGTTATCTAGTCCGCCCGTGTAATCAAACCGCCCTCCTGCGCCCATGTAGAGGTAGGCAATGGCTTGTGGGCTGTATGTCGTACTATTTAGGCTTACACGCGGGTGCATCACGCGCTCTCTAATATAATAGGCTTTTCTAATGGTTGCATGGATGGATGTCTTGTCTGGGTTGCGCTCTAAGTAGTAGCGTTTGATGCACTGTGCTCTTAAATCATCGTCTAATAGGGCATAGCCGTCCGTTGTGTACGTATGCCACCCTTTGTGTAGAGGTGGGCTGTTCTTGGCTCTTAGCGGCAATCTATTGAGGTCTAGGCGTTGTGCTCTAGGTTTTTTAGGTTTTGCATGGGTGTAGATTGCACTTTTGTCTGCACGAGAGCCTTCATTGTAGGTTATTTCGCCCGCATCGGGGTCATAGGCGAGCTTTAGGTGTAGGTATGCCTGTGTTAGTGGTTCTCGCGGCTTGGCGTCTTTTACGGGTGCGTGTGCCTGCATTAAAGCATCTAGGGTTTTTTTAACAAAGGGTTTTACTATGGTGATAGTCCCTAATGTTTTCTTATGCTCTATTTCGTACTCGTAGTGAGTCATTGCATACAACTCGTCATAGACTGCATTGGTTTTATCTCGAAGAGCTACTTGCGCAAGGTGGGCTTTTTCTTTTTCCGCTCGGCGGATTTCTAATTTGTTGGGGGTATTGTTTATTGCACGAGAGTATGCTAGGAAGTCTTTGTGGTAGAGGCGGTTGAGTCGGTTGGCTTCGAGTAGGGCAATTCTCATGGTTGCATAGGGTATTTTTGCTTGTTTTGCTAGGTCTGTTGTTTTCATGGGATTTTTGTTGTTTTTTTGGTAAAAAGGGAGGATTTAGGGTCATTTTACACTCCGAATTCCCGAAACGCAAGGGGGTAAGTAATTTACGGGAGTTGATTAAGTTTTTTTAGCGCATATAGGACGCGACGTGTAGAAGAAAGTGTTTAGTGCAGTTATATTTATTTGAAATTTTGAGAGAGAGCGAGAGGAGGCGAAAATATTTTTATAATTACAACCATACAACGTATATCACAGGGACAAAAATACACGAAAATACATATATTTTTTTCTTATATATATTATTAAATAAATAGTAGTAGTAGTAGTAGTAAAGACTAGAACCCTTGCATTTTAGGTGCACGAAAAAACTTTTCCTAGAAACGGACTTTGCAAAATTTCTGCAGAACGGGAATTCGAATCGACGTAAACTAGGTGTAACTTTTAACTTTTTTAAAGTAAGTTTGGTAAACTAAGCGTAATTGTAACATAAATGTCATCTCGCACAGAAAAGAGCATAATACAGAAGAACCGAAGTTAACGCAGGTAAATCAAAATCAACCATGTAGCTCACCGTCTTAAACGGAAACAGGTATCATTTTTAACACCCACGCGCGACCAAAATCGCCCACGTAACTCACCGTCTTAAACGGAAACAGGTATCAAAATGACCGCATTTTGTGCGGCGAGTGCTAAATTATTTTAGGTATTCGCTAAATTTTAGGCAAAAAAATACCGTCTTTCGACGGTTTGATTCCGTGCACGTGCACGGAATTGCTAAACTTTGGGCGTAAAAAAGCCCGCTTTCGCGGGCTTCATGTAGCATTGTATTACTTGTTGTACTTATCTAGGATTAGTTTTGCTAAGTACAGCAATTCCGCCGCACTTGTTGCCTCACGTTCTAACTCTTCGAGAATCATTGCCGCCGTGTCTTTACAATCTTGACTGAAGTTTAAAACTTTAAAATCTAACTTAGGTTCGCTTTTGTTGTTTTCCGCTTTAGGTGCGGACAGCGTTGCGAGTTTAGCCTTAACCTTGTCTAACTCTTTTTTTGTTGTGTTAACGTCCGCGTCCGCTTTTTTCTTATCTAATGCGGCCTTATCGGCTATCTTTACCGCGTCCGCTTTTACCGCGTCCGCTTTTACGACGTCCGCTTTTACCGCGTCCACTATACCCACTAATTCACTTTTTACCGCGTCCGCGTGAGTTGGGTTGCTATCGATTAAATTTGAAACTTCAATTATAACCTCGTCCGCGTCCGCTTTTACCGCGTCCGCATTAGTGAAAGCCTTTACCGCGTCCGCGTCCGCTTTTTTCTTATCTAATGCGGCCTTATCGGCTATAGCCTTTTGAGCCGCTAATTGCTTTTCAAATGTTGATTGTTGTTCTAATGCATCTGCTATTAATGTGGCCTTAGCACGGTTTTTTACTTTACCAGTCCGTAAATAAAAGCTGATTAGCTTATGTTGTTCAGTATAAAAGGTTTCATATGAACATTTAAATTCGCGTTTTTCTAATACAGCGGCTTTTTTAAGCGAGTCGTATAGTCTTTTAGTTTCAGATTTTACTAGTGTGATAGGTAATTCCCCCGCCTTAGGTGTGGATTTTGAATTGCCATGCTGTACAGTTGCGAATTGTTTTCTTAATAACTGTAGCCACTGGTCGCTTTTTTCTGTTGCATTAAAACGCAATTGTTCAAACTTATCTGACATACTCATTTCAGATATAAAGCCGAATAAAATGTCAGCGGTTTGAATTGTGTTTTTTTCTGTTTGATTAGTCATGATTGCACCTATATTAGATTGAGTTTTTAAAGTTGATTAACGCGCGATTGTTGCTTAAAACAATATTTTCACGGCTTACATTTAGTCTATAACGCGATGCTAAATGCGCGTTACGGTTACGATGAAAGAGTGAAACAATAGTTAATGATTTCATAAAACACCTATAAGTTAAGATTAAAGTTAAATGATACTGCGGGTATATTAGACAACAAAACGAAACCCACGTCAATCTATTAATTTTAGATAGCGTTATAAAACAATAGGCTACGGTTACCAGTTAACCGCAGTCAATGCGCATTCTATTCCGTGCACGTGCACGGAATCAATAGGGCTAACATATACCTAACATATACCTAACATATACCTAACATATACCTAACATATACCTAACATATACCTAACATATACCTAACATATCAAAACATTGTGTATATAGTGGTAAGGTCGACCCCCACCCCCCAAAATAATATTAGGGACTCCTCCATTTTTATATACATACTATTCCACACGTTGTAACCCCACTTCTACCAAATCACCCTAATCCTACATAACCCCCTAACAACCTACGTAAACTAATCCTCACACAAAACACCCCCCGTCACTTATATAAACGCCCATCAAAAAAATTTTTCACAAAAATTCCACAAAGTAAGGTAAGCTATGTGCTCATGTATGTTTATAACAAAGAAAGAATATGCAGATAGAAGACGACTATGATGATTTCGTGGATTTTGATGAGGTCGAGCCCTTTGATTTTTCCACTGTATGCGGACATACCGCCCCTAGTGAGGCTACAAAACGAAGACTCAACGCAAAAGAAGCCTTCAAAGACCCCACATTCTTAGATGCACAGGGGATGCCCCCTTTGCCAGAACCGCAATTAACTTATGCAGAAAAAAATGAAGCCCTAAATATATTTTTAGAACAACCTGATGCACCTCCTGCACCTACCACACCCGGTGCGGCGAAAGCGCTCGACAAACTTTTAAAGCGTTTTGACTATACATTGGCAAATTCTACAAACAAGATGCGTCAATATGTGCTTTTTAAGCTATTTGAACTTGCCGAAAATGAAGACCCAAAACTTCAAATTAAGGCGGTTGAAATGCTAGGTAAGGTAACTGAAATTGGGCTCTTTACGACAAAAGTAGAGGTAGCTGCTGCAGATAAACCGACAGGTGACCTAGAGACAGAGCTTAATGAGTTGATGTCCACGTACTCGGTTGGTGGTGAGCTTGGTGCTATTGATGTGCAATATGAGCAGATATCCGATGAAGAGCTTAAAGGTGATGCTAAAGAAGAGGAGTTTGAAGAGGTAGAGGATGAGTAAGTTAGCTCACATACCTCCATCAGATAAAGAGCGCCTAGCAGAGCTTGTGCGTGAGCTTACCCGCAGAAAAGAGAGAGAAAAAGCACAGACTGACTTCTTAGCGTTTGTGCAGTCGGTGTGGCCTGACTTTATTTATGGTCGGCATCATGCAAGGATAGCCTCAGAGTTTGAGCGCGTAGCCAGAGGCGAGTGCAGACGACTCATAATTAACTTAGGTCCACGTCATACAAAGAGTGAGTTTGGGTCGTACCTTTTGCCAGCTTGGTTTTTAGGGCGGTTTCCTAATAAAAAAGTAATTCAGTGCTCGCATACAGCTGACCTTGCGGTGGGTTTTGGTCGTAAGGTGCGTAACTTAGTAGACTCTCCTGCGTATCAAGAAGTCTTCCCCAATGTAGGTTTGCGGTCTGACTCGAAGGCGGCGGGTAGATGGAACACCAGTGCAGGAGGTGACTATTTTGCTATCGGGGTAGGCGGTGCAGTAACTGGTAAAGGTGCTGACCTGCTGATAATTGACGACCCGCACAGTGAACAAGAAGCGGCAATAGCGGCAAGTAATCCTGAGATTTACGATAAAGTGTACGAGTGGTACACGTCTGGTCCGCGTCAGCGTCTCCAGCCTGGCGGAGCCATAATCATCATCCAGACTCGGTGGTCAAAAAGAGACCTGACGGGACAAGTGCTTGAAGCGGCGATGCAGAGAGGCAACGAGAATTGGAGAGTGGTGGAGTTCCCTGCCATATTGCCATCGGGTAAACCGCTATGGCCTGAGTTCTGGAGTCTTGAGGAACTTGAGGCAACACGAGATGCAATTGACGTGTCCAAGTGGCAGGCGCAGTATCAGCAAGACCCGACCTCCGAAGAAGGTGCGATAGTTAAAAGAGAGTGGTGGCAGAAATGGACCAAGGAAGACCCGCCTCCAACAGACTTTATATTGATGACTTGGGATACGGCGTTTGAGAAATCACAGCGAGCTGACTATAGTGCGTGTACTGTGTGGGGCGTGTTCTACCAAGACAACGACAACGGCGTGATGCAGGCTAACATTATTATGTTAGATGCGAAGCGTGGGCGGTATGAGTTTCCTGAACTTAAGCAAGTTGTGCTGGATGACTATAACTATTGGCAACCTGATAGTATAATCGTAGAAAAGAAAGCGTCTGGTGCGCCACTTATATATGAGCTACGTGCAATGGGTATTCCAGTGATGGAATTTACGCCTACAAGAGGTAACGATAAGATATCTAGGCTTAATGCGGTTGCAGACTTATTTCACTCTGGTAGAGTATGGGCACCGAACACACGATTTGCGGACGAGGTTATCGAAGAGGTGGCATCATTTCCCGCAGGGCAACACGATGACTATGTGGATACCGTGTCAATGGCGATGGCAAGGTTTAGAAAAGGCGGGTTTATTTCAACTAATTTAGATGAGCCAGAACCAGAGCGAGAGTTTAGAGGGCGGTCATCACGGCGCAATGCATATTACTAACAACAGCAGAGAAACTAAATGTTTGATAAAAGCCTAAACCAAGCACCACTAGGACTTGAGTCCTTACTCGGCGGCGATGAGCCTGACATCGAGATTGAAATTGACGACCCAGAAAGTTTGCATATTGCAATGGGTGGGATGGAGATTGACTTTGACCCAAAAGGTGAAAGCGGAGAAGATTTTGACGAGAACTTAGCTGAACTCCTAGATGATGGGGAGCTTTCGTCTATTGCAGCAGATTTGTTGTCTGATTTTGATGATGACGTGGCTTCGCGTAAAGATTGGATTACAACCTATACAGATGGTTTAGAGCTACTCGGTATGAAGATTGAAGAGCGTACTGAGCCTTGGGATGGTGCGTGTGGTGTGCATCACCCTCTACTTAGCGAAGCATTAGTTAAGTTCCAAGCTGAGACTATGATGGCGACATTCCCGTCAGCAGGTCCTGTCAAAACAAAGATTATTGGTAAAGAGACTTCTAACAAGAAGGAAGCAGCGGTACGTGTTCAAGACGACATGAATCACCAGCTTTTAGACGTGATGACTGAGTACAGACCTGAGCATGAGCGTATGCTTTGGGGTCTTGGGCTATCTGGTAATGCATTTAAAAAAGTGTACTTTGACCCAAAATTAAACCGCCAAACATCGCTATTTGTCCCTGCTGAAGACATGGTTGTACCTTATGGTGCATCTAACTTAGAAACAGCAGAGCGTGTAACTCATGTTATGCGTAAGACTGAGAACGATATGCGTAGGCTTCAGGTAGCGGGATTTTACCGCGATATTGACTTAGGTGAGCCTAGTAGTCAGCTTGATGACGTTGAGAAGAAAATTGCTGAGAAGATGGGCTTTAGTGCAACGTCTGATGACCGATATAAAGTCCTTGAAATGCACGTTGACCTCGACCTTCCAGGATTTGAGCATACTGATGCAGATGGGGATGAAACGGGAATTGCACTACCTTATGTAGTGACTATTGAGAAAGGAAGTCAAGAGATTCTATCCATTAGACGTAACTGGGAGCCAGATGATGAAACCTACACCAAGCGACAACATTTTGTTCATTATGGGTATGTCCCTGGGTTTGGCTTTTATTGCTTTGGCCTTATTCATCTTATTGGCGCATTTGCTAAGTCCGGTACTTCTCTTATTAGACAACTGGTTGATGCAGGCACGCTAAGTAATTTACCTGGCGGGTTTAAAGCGCGTGGTATGCGTATTAAAGGGGATGATACGCCTATCTCTCCTGGAGAGTGGCGCGATGTAGATGTACCCAGCGGTACAATTCGAGATAACCTGCTCCCACTACCTTACAAAGAGCCGTCACAAACATTGATGGCACTGCTTAATCAGATTGTAGAAGAAGGTAGACGCTTTGCTAACGCGGCGGATTTGCAAGTATCTGATATGTCGGGTAATGCGCCTGTAGGGACGACACTAGCTATTTTAGAGCGTACACTTAAAGTGATTACTGCTGTTCAAGCGCGCGTGCATTATTCAATGAAGCAAGAGCTCGGTCTCCTAAAAGGTATTATTGCCGCTTACGCACCAGAGGATTATGACTATGACCCTGAAGAAGGAAGTAGAAAAGCTAAGAAGTCGGACTATACGACTACAGAAGTTATCCCTGTATCTGACCCTAATGCGTCTACGATGGCTCAGAAAATCGTACAGTACCAAGCGGTACTTCAACTTGCGCAAGGGGCACCTCAACTTTACAACCTGCCCATTCTTCACCGCCAGATGCTTGATGCTTTGGGGATTAAGGATGCGCAAAAGCTGGTTCCATTAGAAGAAGATAAGTTCCCTGTAGACCCTGTATCTGAGAATCAGAATATCCTTAGACTAAAACCTGTCAAAGCGTTCTTAACTCAAGACCACAATGCTCACATTGCTGTCCATATGGCGATGATGCAAGACCCCAAGATTATGGGTACGCTGCAAGGAAACCCGCTACTTCCACAGATTCAAGCGACAGTCATGTCACACGTAGCAGAGCATTTAGGCTTCCAGTATAGAAAAGATGTTGAAGTACAGCTTGGTATGCAGATGCCTCCACAAGAGGATGATGACGGCGAAGATATGAAGCAAGACCCCGAAGTAGAAGCGGCATTGTCTCCATTACTTGCACAAGCGGCTACACAACTACTTCAACAAAATCAAGCTGGAGCAGCGCAGCAAAAAGCGCAGCAGCAAGCTCAAGACCCGCTTATTCAAATGCAGATGCAAGAGCTACAACTTAAAGCGCAAGAAATTCAGAATAAAGCGCAGAGAGACCAAGCTGAGATTCAAGTTAAGATGCAACAGATTCAAGTAGACCGTGAGCGTATCGCAGCGCAATCAGCTACAGCAGATAAGCAACGTGAGATTGATGTACTTAAAAACGCAGCGCAGCTTGGCGTCAAACAGTCACTTGATAAAGGTAAACAGACCCACGATGAGAAGAAACTGCAAGTAGAAGCGCTTAAAAACGCAGCTGATATGACAATGAAGAAGGAAGACCAGCAGCGCAAAACAACTGTTCAGGCTCTAAAAGATGCGGCTCAAATTACCGCTAAGAAGACTGAAACCGAAATGGGGTTAGCTCACCAAGCGTATCAAGGTATGCTTGAGCGTGAACGCGCACAGACAGAGAAAGCGGAAACTATAGCTCACGAAGCCTATCAAAAAGCCCTTGAGCGAGACCATCAAAGACATCATAAAATACTCGATGTAGCGCACCAAGGTCACCAAGCTGAAGTAAATCGCGAACATCAAAAAGAACAAGCTTTTGCTAAAGGGGGAGAGGTAAAACAATCCACCAAGAAACCTAAAAAAGGTGAAGAATAATGGACGCGTTTGATGTAGTGCTTAAGCACATTGATGAGAAAGTTATGCAACTTAAAGATGCTGTATGTTCTGAGCGAATCGACTCAATGGAGACGTATAAACAGATGTGCGGTGAAATACGAGGACTTCAAACAGCTCGTGGTTATGTACTTGATATAAAAGATAAATTAGAAGATTAGATAACATGGCCTTTCGCTTCGGGGTTTTTTAGAAATCGTTCGATGACAGCTTGGAAAGACAAGCACTATCAAGTATAGGCATTGGTTTTGGATATTTGTCATGTCCGGTAAGATAATTTGACTAGTTACACCAGTGTCTGTAGCTTGATAGTACGCGCATAGCGCACCAGTAATGGCCTGACGCTCGGGAATAGGAGACTTGGGATTGTCTGAAAGTACGGCAACGAATACCGAGATTACTATCAAAAATAAATGTAGGGGAAGTAGGCTTAGAGGCAGCCATCTTATAATGAGTGTGGTTACCCACCCAAACTGCAAAATGCTAACTAATGTCGGGCGAACCAACGTGGCATATATTAGTGATGTGGTGATAGGGGAAAATGGATACTACTTTGGCGTAAAAGCACACCATCATTTTGACAGCACGGAAAGACGGCATATTTTAATCCCACAAACAGGAAACAAAATGTCAAAGATTTTAATTGGGTCAAACCCCAAAAATCCACAAGTTGTTGGTAGCTACGAAACAGAAGCCACTAATGAAGAAAAAGCAACGCAACTCCCAATGCCATCAGGATACAGAATCCTATGTGCTATTCCAGAAGCAGACAAAGAATATGAAGGGGGTATCGCCAAAGCTGATATCACGATGCGCAATGAAGAAGTACTTACCACCGTATTATTCGTTGTTGCAATAGGTCCAGAAGCTTATAAAGACACAAACAAATTCCCTAGCGGTCCTTGGTGTAAAGAAGGCGACTTTATCTTAGTACGCCCCAACTCAGGCTCACGCCTGCTTATTCACGGTAGAGAATTCAGATTGTTAAATGATGATTCGGTAGAAGCAGTTGTACTCGACCCACGCGGCATTTCACGCAAATAGGACAAGACTATGGCAGATTTTGAAAGAACAGAATATAAATTCCCCGATGAAATAGACGATAATGACGATAACATCGAGATTGAAATAGAAGACGATACTCCCGAAGAAGACCGTGGTCGGGAACCAATGCCTAAACACATTGTAGATGAGTTAGAAGAAGACGAATTAGACTCCTACGATGCAAAAGCACAACAACGCATTAAACAAATGCGTAAGGTATATCATGACGAGCGCAGAGAGAAAGAGGCGGCTCAACGTGAGCACAGAGAGGCTGTCGCACTAGCGCAACGACTGCTTCAAGAAAACCAACGCGTTAACCAAGTTTTGGGTAATGGTGAAAAAGAGTATATTAATAATATACAGAGTTTAGCTCAGAAAGAGATGCAAGAAGCCAAGCGTGCTTACAAAGACGCATATGAAATTGGTGATGCCGATGGTGTAGTAGAAGCTCAAGAGCAGATGCAGTTGGCCACCTTAAAATTGGCTCAAGCACATAATATGCGTACAGGGGCTTTACAAACACCTGATTATGAGGTACAACAGGCGCAAGAAAGGCTACAACGCCCTGCGGAATCGCAAGTTCCACGGCCTGACGAGAAGGCTTTGGATTGGCAAGAAAAAAATGAGTGGTTTGGTAAAGACAAAGAAATGACCAGCGCAGCTCTTGGACTCCATGCAAAACTTGTAGACGAAGGCGTACCAGTAGGCTCTAAAGAATATTACAACGTATTGGACAAAACAATGCGTAGACGTTTTAACGAGTATTTTGGTGAAACCGAAGATAGAAAACCAAGTAAGGGCAAACCCTCAAACGTAGTCGCACCTGCTTCGAGAAGTACATCAGCAACAAAGATAAAGTTAACTCAGAGCCAGGTCAACTTAGCAAAGAAATTTGGCTTAACCCCTGAACAATATGCGAAAGCAGCTTTAGCCTTGGAGAACCAAAATGGCAGATAATACAAATGCAAGAACAACTCGTGAACTAGAAACCCGTGCACTTGTGGAGCGTCCTAAGCAGTGGATGCAACCAGAATTGCTCCCTGAGCCTGACAAAGAGGCTGGGTTTGCATATAGATGGATTCGCGTAGCAACATTAAATAACAGTGACCCAAGCAACTTAGCGTCAAATCTAAGACAAGGCTGGGAACCCGTTACAATGAGCGAACAACCTAAATTTAGACTGTTAGCCGACCCGAATAGTCGTTTTAAAGACAACATCGAAGTAGGCGGATTATTACTTTGCAAGATTCCAGCTGAGTTTATGGAGCAGCGTGCACAACACTTTGCTAACATTACAAGCCAGCAAGCAGAAGCTGTAGATAATAAT